TCAATGATCTCTAAAATTTTAGAATCCCAATCTTTAGATTCGCAATCGCAAGCGATTGAAGAACAAATATCGGAAATTAATTTCTTCTGATCTTTGTTTAATCTTTTGATGCCTGATTTTTTTCTATACTCTGCTTGAGCTTTAGATTCAAAATCATTTAAACGCTTGATTGTGTTCTTAATCCCGTTGAGAGAAAACTTTGAAGATGCCGTTCCCATTGGCCTTCCTCCAGTTGGCGCACTGACAGTTGTTTTCTCCTTTGTTCCAGTTGGTTGAAGCTCTTCCTCCGCAGATTCGTTTTCTGTGTCAAAAAGAGTCTGACTTAAAACCATAGGTAAATAATGCCCTTTTTCTCTTTCTTTAAGATACTTTTCTTGAGCTTCCGTCATTTCTTCAGCTTCTGGAAATCTTCCTTTGTTGATAACGTCCATTCCTTGCTCTGGAGCGATAATGCCTAATTCCATCATTCTCGTTGCAAGTTTTTGAAGGTCTTCATTTGTGATTGTGTCCTTTTTGACAAAAGCTGCCGTAGGTGGATTTCTAAATCCAGCACTCTTACAAACTTTATTAATATTCTTTTGCAAAAAGTCTCTTAAAAACCTTTCTCTAACTTCACTCAATCTTTCAAAGAATATCTTTAATTTTAATTCAGTATCGGCGTATTTGCTTTCGCCCAATAAGATATTAGAAAGCCCTTCTTCAATATCTCTGTTTAATACTTCGTATTTTTCCTTGCCCATCACCTTTTTTAAATCAGGCATGACAAAATCTGCTTTTGTAGTGTGATCGGAAACAAGCACTCGACCCACACTCTTGTTTTCAAAAATGGACTGCATTGCAGCTATGTTCTTATGGTTTACGCCTCCCTTGTCGGGTTCTGCGCCCATAGTCACCAACAAAATAACATTCTCAATAGACCTTATGATTGCTTGGTCAACCTTTTTAAGTTCTTGCTTTTTATTTATGTCGTCCAAAACAGAAAAACCCATAGGAACAGCAAGAGGTTCATAATCTTGCTTTTTGTAAAAAACCGGATGAATCAAATCAAACTCAAGAGGCAACAGTATTTCTTTTTTTGTAGAGAAAGCAGTGTCTGCCTTTAATTGCTTCTGAACATCTTCTGGAAGGCCTTCGAACATTTTTTTAGCCTCTTCTGTTTTTCGCTCCTTGAGTCTCGTAATCTCGAAAGGAGTAAGAGCCTTCGCGTAAGAAAAATCTCCGAATCTTAGCTGGTCATTAACAACTATGTCGGCAGGATTTAAAAGAAGATACTTGACGGGAATATCCTTTTTTTCGGCTGCGCTAGAGATCGCAAACCTTCTTACGCTGCTTTTCGTTAATTTTCCTCTAAGCTCATAAAGAAAAACATTACCAGAACGAAAGTATTCTCTAAAAAATTGGTCTTTTAAATCATACAAGTTAATGACTTTAAGCCACGCCTCTACAAATTTACGACTGGATTTGTCTCCCCCTTTTAAGTAGACCTCTGTATTGGCAAATTCAGAAAGCAAGTCAAGCGTGTATTTGAATACAGGAATGTTAAAATAAGCCTTTTGAGTTAAAACAATTGCATCTTTAATACTTACATACTCGCCAGTGTAATCGTATGGAAGAATCCCTTCTTGGATATTAGTGAATTTATCTCGTATTCTTCCAGACGTAACTCTATTAGTTCTCGATTTAGTTCTTTGGTTGGGAGATGACAACCTATTTGCCTTAGATTCTTCAAAAGAAATCAAAGGCTCTCCCATCATTTGAGGTTCGAAAGTCGATTCTTGAGAATTTTCCGACTTTGATTTTGACATTCCAAGAGACTTTTCAGCCCAGTATGCTTGGTTCTTCTTAGTATACTTGCGCGGCATATTGAATTTTACACTATTTGTTGATTTTTCGAAAAAAATGTTTGACAATTCACATTTTCAATCAAATTATAACAACCAGCGTCTTTTAATTAAATAGCAAATGGCGTAAACGTGGCAGAAGGAACGTCTTCTGGCTGCGCGTAAAAAGAGTCAAAATATATTTTTGCCATCCAATTCCCCAAAACAAGCGCAGAATAATTATCCCTTCTTGGCTTATTCGGCCCCGTCTGTCTACTCATGTGAGGCGGCAGTCTAAAAGTTTGAGAGCCTTGAGGATTAGTAACAACTTCAATATTCGCGCATTGCTGTTTTGTTTGTTCTATTTTAGAAACTTGGTGGTCTAAAAAATCTATCTTCTTTCCTTTTGCGCTTTCTGGAGGTCTAGCTTTATCCCACTTTAATTTATCTATTGGAATTTGTTTGTCCCTTTGCGCGACAAAAGCTTCATCAATAGCAGGGCAAGCGAACCAAATCCTCTTGTGATCTATATTGGTTTGCAAAAGCTCATTAGCTTGCCTGTTCCAATTCGAAGTAGGCTTTCTTAAATAACAAAAATTGTATTGAGAAGGCTTTAGTGAGTTTTTGAACTTTATTAAGTCCTTGTGGTATTCTTCTGGCTTGTCAAATTCATTGTCTATTTCTAAAACTCCAAGATTAATTCCATCCTTTTTAAATAATTCGCTTTCATTACAGGCAGAAATGAACTGAACGCCTCCAGCATAGTCCAAGCAAACTGCTTGAACATTAAAATGGGTGATTAAATAATGAAAATAAGCAATGTGTTTTTTCAATCCTGTTCCTGACAGTCCGTAAGCATGGACAAGGCAAGCTTTTTGTTCTTCTTTATTTAGTTTAAACACCTCCATTGCGAAATCATCTGATCCGCTGTCTTCAGACCAAGAAGGGTCAATAGAAACTATGTATTCATCAGAAGGATTCCCTGCTATTTCCACATGAGGATTACTCCCATCAGGAACTGTGCAAGCCGCCATTTTAGAAAGTTTAAAATAAGAATCTGATTCAGAAACAAATTGACCCCCATACTCTTTTTTGAAAATGGATTCAGACATTGTATTTTTAGCGATTGCTAATTGGTTTTTGTCATAAAGAGATTTTGGGGCGCAGTCATAACTTAACTGGAAGATTATCTTGTAAGCATCTGTGCCAAATTCTTCATCAAGAGCTTTGTCTCTAATGTCTACGCCTAGAATAGAATCTCTATACTGGCAGTAAAGCTCATACATATACTCAAAAGTATAAGATGGAGAGGAAAGTAGAATCAACTTGTTGTCAGTCCATTTATACCTTTCAGCCTCTGTCATTTCTCCCTTTTCAATAAGGGAGTCTTCAAGCTCTCTTAAATCATCTCTTTCTGTAGGGTTGTCAATAACGCCCAAGAACGGCAAGATAACTTCTTGAAATATATTCTTTGATATGTTCAAAAATTCGTCCAATAATAAAATTTGGAATCTGAATCCCCTAAGTCTTGAGCCATCGGCAAGTGGAAGTGCGGTAGCTCTTGACGAGCCACAGGTAACAACCCACTGATCTGTGCCTCTACTGAAAGAAAACAAATCTTTTACCAAAACAGCGGCTGGTTTATTTAAAATATCTTGGGCTTTTTGTAAAATAAATTTAGCCTGTCTGAAACTAGACGAAAGGACTCCGATTTGGACTCCTTGCCTAAATATCAATTGCAAAATAACATAAATAGCCGCAGACCACGTTTTTGACATACCCCTAGACAGCACGAACATTGAAAAATCTCCAATCATCATTGATTTAATGAGCATCTCCTGAAACGGGAAAAGTTTCATTCCAATGAATAATTCAGAGGCGTAACCTATGTTATTCCTTAAAAATTTAAACAATAAAATAGCGGCTTCATCTTCTGGAATGAAACCTTCTATTTCTCTAATCTCGTCGTTGATCTTTCTAGCCGAAAAATCAAACTTCTCAGCTTGTATTCCTTTAGTCCACATTTGATAAATAATATTGCAAATCGCATTCAGTAGCTTCTTTGCCAAAAAACAGAATCCTTTGTGCAAGTTCAGAAGCGCGATCTCTCCCGTTGCAAAAGACTATTTGAAAATTCGTTGCGTATTCAATTAAAAGGTTTCTTGCGTTGTGAAAGGCGTATGACAAATTTGGTCTTTTACCCTTTTTTAAAGAGTTTACATGATTTTCGACATCTAACAAAGAACCCTCTACAACCATGACAATATAAGAATTGAATTGTTTAGCCCTATCAAGTTCTTTTTTAAACCGCTCATATCCAGAACTTAGAGACGAAGCAAAGTCTCCCAAGGCCTTCCTTTCAATAAAGACTTTTGAGTAAAAGTCTCCAGCAGCAGTATAATCTCCAAAGTCTAATTTGTTAACCATACTGTTCTTATAATCAAAAGCATTTTGCTCTCTTGAATCTATAAAAATCTTCATTGAATCTAAGTCCAGACTATCGCTGAAAAAGGTCTTAGGAAGCTTTTTAGTAAACAAAGGATCAAGAGAGGCGTTTTGACAAAACTGACTGCACGAATTAAATAAGTCTTTGATAACTCTGATATCAGGCAAAGGAGCTAACTCAAAGAAAGACTGGCTTGGAAGAAATTCGCAATTTCTAAATTTTAAGTTCTCTGAAATCTCCTTTATGGCTGTTTGTTTTTTTAATTTCAAATTAGAATAAGATTTGTAGAAAGCCTTTCTGTTTTCGTCTGAATTAAAAAAGGAAGAGAAATATTGGTCCTTGTTTTTGAACTGGATAGCCGAATTATCGTAAAGGTCAGTTTTTGGGTAAAAAGTTTGGTAATAAATTTCCTTACCTCCATGAACCCTCATGTGAGAGTGTAGTCCTCTCTCACTTTTGAATTCTTTTTTGCAAAAAAGACACTTTTCCATTTCAAAGAAGTTCTTCTTTGCTAATTCCAAAGACTCTAGCTTTAAATTCGTCAAGGCTTTCTAGCCTAGTAGCTTCTTCGTCTACTAATTTAAGCCTCATATCCGCCATGTCTAACATCATGGTTCTTCTTTCGTGTTCTTGAAAATTAGCGACTAAATCTAAGATGTTTCCTGCATTTTTAGTTTTGTTCTTTAATCTTTCCGCCCTGCTTCCATTAAGTTTGTGAGTTAAGCTTTCTATTCGTTTTTCACAAGCGTTTAACTCGTCATTTGTAGCCTTTACGTGTTCCGTAAGTCTCATGGAAATTTCTCCGCTTTCCAAATCCTCACTTTCAAGCATTAAATTGAATTGATCTAATCTTTTTTGAATATGCCCTGCTCTTACGTAGTTGCTGCAAATCATCATGTATAGATTGATTTCGTCCACAGTCAAATCAGGCTTATCCCAAGTAGCTCTAATAAATTCAGATTCAAAAAGTTCTCTATCAGAAGTCGTTTTGAAACTATTAAGAGTTTGCTTTAATTTAAAGATATTCAGATACTCCAAAAGTTTCTCCATATACCTCTTATGCTTGGTAGACAGTTCCTTAACATCTTCCTTTAAAGAAATGTCGCACCATTTATTAACTCTACGAACTGTCATAGGAATAGATTTAGGAGCATACCAATCTGATCCTGAAAAAGACTGGCCTTGGTCAACTACGTCAGTTCTGAATTTTTCAAGGAAGGAAATGACCAACCTATGTTGACCAGACAAAGGCTTTATATCAGGGTCTTGATACACAAGTCTCGTAATCTCTATAGGCGACATGGCTGAAGAAATCTGGTCAGACATTAAAAGCTCTTTTTGAGTAGAATTTAATTCAAACTCGCATTTTGCCTCACTTTTAGTTGTGTTGTATTTTTTACCTTTTGTTACTAGATAAGACTTGACTGCTCGCCCCTCTTTGTGGACGCCTTTTAAAGAGTCATCCTCAAAAAGTTGTTGAGTAATCCAAATTAAATCTTGGTTCTCTTCATAGAGTTCGTCTATTCTAGCTTTCTGTTCACTCGATAATGTCATTTTCGTCTAGGATTTTTTTAGCAAGTGCTATGAATTTTTTCTCGATATTATCCATTTGCTTGTATCTATCAGACTTTCTCTTGCCAGACTCTTTTTTAAAGCCCATCTTTTTTGCAACCTCAGTTTCGCTAACTCCTTCAATATGCAAGAGTCTATAAATTTCTTTATATTTTCTATTACTTAAAGAATTCAGCATTTTAGAGTGGAGACTTGCCGAGCTTTTTTCGAAATCTAATTCGTCATACAACTCTGTGGAATTGTTAATTACGACAGAATCAATAGGCAATGCTAATTCAACATCGTGAACTGGCTTTTTCTTTTTAAACCATTTTTCATAATCAGCGCAGGAGTTGTCCTGTTTTTTAGATTCAGTAAAGGAGCATCCAGTTTCAGAAACGTAATGAGGGCATTTTATGCAGGGCTTCGCAAATGTAGTATAATTGTTGCGAATTTCGTTTCTTATTTGATTATTTATAACAGTTCTGCACCAAGCTCCAAAACTCCTATTTTGATCCCAAAGCTCCCACTTGGTTTTTATATGAATCCTTATTACTTGACAAATATCGTCATAGTCGATCCAGTTTATTGAATCCAACTTCCACTGACTTTTAGATTGAGCAAGAAGCTTGTCTATCTCATCAATTTTATCTTCAAATATAAACATTAGCCGCCAATCTCTTTAGACTCCTTGACGGACCTGCA